CAATTGAGAGTGTATATAATTTAACTAAACTATACGAGCAGATTGATCATAATAACGAGCAACACGAAGATACACTGTATGCTGTAGGTAATTTTGATTGGGTAGATGGAGTAAAGGATGGTGATGTAACATTTAACAGGAACCCAAAAGGAAGGTTTAAAGTCTATTGGTTTCCATCAAGGGCCGATGGCACAGAGGGATTAAGAAATAGAGTAGGCGAAATTAATGGTAAGTACTTTCCAATGAATACAGAGTGTGTACGGTTTGGATGTGACCCATTCTCTTTAAAGAGTACTCACGGAGAGGGTTCAAAAGGTGGCTTGCATGCAAAGACATTAATATTTCCAGAGGGTGGAGCACCTTCTAATAAGTTCATATTAGAGTACATAGCCAGACCATCTGATGAGACTATATTCTTTGAAGATGTTATAAAAGCTATAAGGTACTACGGAGCACCAATACTAGTAGAGTCAAACAGAATTGACTTACTAAGGCACATGAGGAATAGAGGTTATAGAAAGTTCGCCATGAATAGATTGGATAGAACTAAAGACAAGTTAAATCCAAATGAGAAAGAATACGGTGGGCAACCGATGTCTAGTAAAGATATAATAGATTCTCACATGAATGCTATAGGTGCTTGGATAGAAAAGTATGTAGGTATATATACAAATGAGGAGGAAATGATTAGACCTCTAGGAGAGATGGGTACGATGCCATTTAATGAGACACTGAAAGATTGGATTAAATTTAACCCTGATGAGAGGACTAAGTTTGATGCAACAATATCTAGTGGATTAGCTATAATGGCCTGTCAAACTGAAAAATATAAAGGTAAGAAGAATACAAATATAAACAAAACAGCCAAGACACTGTTCAGAAAGTACAATAACACTGGGTCTATGAGCACTATTATAAATAATTAACAACCATGAGAGATATTAAAAAAGTAGTAGATTTCCATTCTTTTCCAGACTATCTAGCTCCTGATGAAGAAAAAAATAAAGAAGAGTATGGATTAAAAATGGGTAAAGCTATTGAATATGAGTGGTTTTACAGGCCAGAAAATGGAGCTTGTTCGTTTTATGACAAAAGAGATAAGTACCATAACTTAAGATTATATGCAAGAGGAGAGCAGTCTACAGATCTATATAAGAAATTAATAATAGGCGATAAAGATGCTTCAACATATACTAACTATGATTGGAGACCACTACAGATAATACCAAAGTTTGTTAAGCTCATAGTAAACCAAATGACCGAGAGGATGTTCGATATAAGGGCAGAGGCTGTAGATAATTTTTCAACTAATTTAAAAGATAACTACAAGAAGTACCTAGAGGATATAATGATATCTAGACCTATTATAGAGGAGGCTAAAAATACATCAGGTATTGATATAGCTCCTGATGGATTAGAAGATTACCCAGATAGTCAGGAGGAGATAGATCTACATATGAAGCTTAAATACAAACCAGCTATAGAGATAGCTGCAGAGGAGGCTATAAAGTTCACCCTTGATCTTAATAACTACAAAGAGACACAGGGGATGGTTCTAGAGGATGTAACTTCTATAGGTATCGGGGCTATAAAACACCACACAGACTCAGGTAAGGGGATAATGGTAGAGTACGTTGACCCTGCAAATATGGTATACTCATACCCACTACACAAGAATTTTAGCGATGTACATTACTATGGTGAGGTTAAGAGGATGACGATAGAAGATGTAGATAGAATATCTAAAGGGAAGTTTGATAAAAAAACTCTTACAAGTATAGCAAGATCTACATCACAGTGGAGTAGATATCATGGGAATAGTAATGACAAAGATAATTATAGAGAAGATGACTTAAGTGGTAAGATGGTAGATATTTTATTTTTCACATATAAAACTACAAATACCCTATCTTATAAGAAAAAATATAACAAATCTGGTGGTTATAAAATGATAAAGAAAGAGAGCAACTTTATTAAGCCAGATAAGAATTATAGTGGCTATGACTCTGTGAAGAAAGTTATAGATGTCTGGTACAACGGAGCACTAATTTTAGGTACTGAACATATATTTAACTACGGTCTTTGTGAGAATATGATTAGGCCAAATGGCTATCTGAACAAAACTATGTCCAACTATATTGTATATGCTCCAGAGCTATACCAAAATAGAACCAAGAGTGCTGTAGAGAGAATTATACCTTATGTAGATGAGATGCAACAGATACATATAAAGATACAACAACTAATAGCGAAAGCCAGACCAAATGGAGTATTTATAGATGTAAATGGCCTAGATGAGGTAGATTGGGGTGATGGAGTAAAATTATCTCCAATGGAGGTTGTTAAAATATATGATGAGACAGGTAATGTATTGGGAACTACTGTAGATGCAGAAGGTAACTTCAATCACGGTAAGATGCCAATTATAGAATTACAAAACGGTGTTGTGAGAGGCCTTAATGAATTAATTACAGCCTATAACCATTACTTAAATTTACTTAGAGATGCTATAGGTATAGCTCAGGGGGTAGATGCAAGTATGCCACACCCAGATACTCTTGTAGGTGTTCAGCAACAAGTAGCTTTAAATTCAAATACAGCTACTAGGCATATACTGGACTCTGTATTAAGTATGACTGAGAGTTTAGGGAGAGCGATATCACTACGTATAAAAGATATATTCAAGTATTCTAACCTAAAAGAGGCTTATATAAATGCTGTAGGGAAAATAAATGTCAATGTCTTGGAAGCCCTTAAAAAATACCACATACATGATCTAGGTATTAATATAGAATTAAAACCAGATACAGAAGAAAAACAGTATTTAGAGGCAAATATACAGATAGCTTTGAGTAAGGAGTTAATAACACTTGACGATGCTATAGATATCAGAAAGATAACTAATATAAAATTAGCCAACGAGTTGTTAAAGACTAGGAGAGTCAGAAGAGAGAAGGCCAAGAAAGAGCATGAGAAAGAGATGATCAAAGTTCAAGGTCAGACTGCTGCAGAAAATGCAGAGAGAGTAGCTCAAGCAAAAATGCAAGAGATAAGTGCAGAGACACAATCTCAGATAGCTATTGTAAATGCAAAGACTGAAGGCAAGAAGGCAGAGATAACTGCAGAAGAGCAGGCTAAGGCTAGATTAATGGAACAAGAGTTTAGCTATAATATTAAGTTAAGGGGTGCAGAGTTTGAAGTTAATATGGGTAAAGAAAAGTATAAAGAGGATAGAAAGGACAAAAGACAAGATAAAAATAATACTAACGCATCTAAAATGATAGAGCAAAGGAGTCTTAATTCCCCTGCACAGAACTTTGAATCTAGTGAAGACAATATATCTGGATCAATTGAGATGGGTGAGATAGGGCCAACCTAAAATGAGCTATCAAATTTTTTGATTATATTTGCAATAATTATAAATAAAATTTATTAGAATATGGAACCATTTGGAACAGGGGGGAAATCCTCAGAAGAGCCGATACTAGATTTTAGCAAGAAAGCGAGTCCAGAACCTGCTACAGAGAATACAGATAAACCAACAGTAGAACCTGCTGTAGATAATAAAGATAAACCAGCAGTAGAACCTGCTGTAGACGATAAAAGTTCTTTGAAACCCGATACTAGCGCTGATACAGCTCCAAAAGTTGTGGATAAGCCTGAGTTAAATGACGAGTTAGCCTTAAAATATCTAAGCGAGAAGCTAGGTAAAGAGGTTAAGGATTTTAGTGTATTTGACAAAAAGGAAGACCCACTTGAAAAAGATCCTTATTTAAAGGAGATTTATGATTGGAGAAGTAAAACTGGTAGGCCTATAGAAGATTGGATTAGTTATCAAAAGGATTTTGATAAAATGCCAGATATAAGTGTTGCAAGAGAGTTTCTGAAACACGAGTACCCAACATTAACAGAATCTGAAATTAATCTAGAAATAGGAAAATTTGTAGTTGATGAGATGGATATGGACGATGATGCAGGTCTTAAGAATCTAGAGCTTAAGAAGTATGCAACAAAGGGCAGAGCCGTATTAAATACAATGAGATCCAAGTTTGAGACCCCAATAGAGGCCCCAAATAAGGGTGTACCAAAAGAAGTGCAAGAAAATTTAGATCTTTTAGATAAGATCAAGGCACAGTATGAAGCCGACCAAGAGGCTACTAAAAAATACTTACAGAGTATAACTAGGGAAGCTTCTTCGGTAGAGTCTTTACCTATAAAACTATCAGACGATTTGACAATTAATTTTAAATTATCTGAAGAAGAAAGGAAGTCTTTACCATCCCAAATTGATGCCATGCCCCATTGGAGAAATGAGGATGGATCTTGGAACCATAGAGCAGTTGTAAATGATGGGATAAAAATACATCATTTCGATAGAATAATGCAACTAGCTTATGCCCAAGGAGTCAATGCAGGGAAGGAAGGTATAAATGTTGATGCTAATAATATTACACTAGATAGTAGAAACACAGTAAACTCTGATTTGCAAAATAATCAGAAAGGCCCTGTGATTGATGGTCTAGATGAGTATATGGGGAACCAAGGAATAAAATTAAGATTTGGTAATAAATAAATAAATAAAAATTTTAGAATATGGCTTTAAACAGTTCACCAACATATAAGGT